TGATGTCTTCGCCGCCGATGGTCTTGCGGCAAGATCCTTCATCATCTGGCGAGCCCGCCTCGACGAGATACCACTTGCCATCTGCGGCCCGCGCGATCTCTACCCACGACTCGGCCTTCACGTCGCGCGACAGATTGCGGACGTCCGTGATCGTCGCGGCCGGGCTTGTCTGCGTCGGCTTGCACGACTCCCCGGAACTGGCCTCGCCCTCCCAAATCGTGACCGTGGCACAGGTGCCGAACGCCCAGTCGGCCGTTACCTTCCCGACCCGGACTTCGCCGCCACCGTCGTCGATGCGCACCAGCCCCCACACCGTCCCTGTACCGCTCTGCCGCCATAGCACGCGAGCCGGGCCGTCGGCGCCGAGCTGCAACGTCTCGCGTGATGCGTGCGGCTTCGCCCTGTCGCCGGACCCGCCGCCGCCCACCGTGAGCCTGGCCTGCACCACACCCGCCACCACCACGCGGCCGATCTTGCCGGCGTTGATCGGCTCGACGGCGATGCAAAAGGCGGCCCCGGTGGTGGCCGACGGCATCGTGCCGACGATGCACGGCATTTCCTCGAAGCTCCGCCGCTTTGTTTCGCCTTCCGAGGGGTTGATTTCGATGCCCGTGATCGCGAGCACGCCCCAGCGGTTGAGGTCGCCGCCGCTGCTGTTGCGGGCCATGATGACGTTTCGACCAGGCTCGTAGCCCGGCAGCGCCGGCCCCTTGAACCCGGTGTCCGGTCGCATCAACCCGTTGAGGAAGTTGATCTGCTCCGCGGCGATCCGCAGCTTGTCGCCCGGCTTGACGTGTTGCCGTGGATCGGTGCCCATTACGCCAACCCGTTCCCGCCGGCGGCACCGGCCTGACCGTTCGCACCGGCCCGCGGCCCGCCGATAGTCCCGGCAATCATGCCGAGGGCCGCCCAGCTCTTTTTGTGGTAGACGCGGTTCTTGTACGCGGCGATCGGCTTGCGGATCAGGGAGCCGCCGCTGCTCTCTGGCTGGTATGCGATCCACACGTGTTCCCAGCCTTCCTTCGGGAACTGCCCGATGGCCTTCACGTAGAAGTCCGTGACGTTGGCGCGTGCCTCCCAGTCGAAGGTCACGGTCACGTAGGGCTGGTCGCCGTTCCACTGCCCGCGGGCGCCCATGAACAGGGCCTCGCCGGGGGCGAAGCAACGGAACGCGGATTGATTGACGGAGCCCGTGAGGCGGTAAACGCTGCCCACAAAATCGCAACTGATCGCGACCTGGGCCGGGATGATCCACGTCTCCGAATACCGCAGGTTCGGCCGCACCACGTCCAGCCCTTGCACGCTGTCGCCCGACACGTTGAGGGCGGATTGGAAATCCGGCGACTGGTCCGGGAAACGTTCCTCGTCGTCGAGGCCCTGGGTGATGTGCTCGGTGTTGCCGGTCGTGTCCCACGCCAGAGCGCCAGGCACGAAGTCGTCGCCACCCTCCGGAGCGTCGGCCACCTTCGGCTGAAGCGTCTGGTAGACGGCGGTGACGTCGAAGTAGGCGTTGCCGATGCCGTTGACGTCGAGCCGCCTGCGAACCCAATACAGCCCCGCCCCGTCGCCGTTCACGTAGCTCGGAGCGTACTTCTCCATCTCGGCGACGACCTGGTTGAAGCCGCTGTCGCAGCGTCCGATCACGTACCGCCGCTTCACCTCGCGGACCTCGCCGCCCTCCGACTCGTTGCTCACGGAGCCGGACATGCTGTCCACCAGTTCGTAGACCTTGATGTTGCTGCTCATGAGAAGACTGGGTCGATGCCTGTTGTAAGAGCCCTCGCGATGGTGCCGAATACGGTGCGGCTTTCTTTTGCCACTGCCAGATGCTCTGTCGAAATCTTGATGAGCGACTCAAGCCGAGAGTCAACGGAACTGAAAATCGCTTGCGTGTCTGCGACCTGGGCCACTCCAGCCATTGCGGCTTGCTGGCGAGCCGGGAGTGACGCCACAGCTTGCACGCCGCCGACTGCCGAAGAAGCGCCCGCTACGATCGGAGGCGATTGCCTTTCGGACGACGCCACGATGACGCCGTCCCGAGCCATCTGCACAAGCGTTTCAGCCATGGCGGCCGTGTTCGCGGCCGTCTGGATTGCTGGCTGCTCGAGCTTGTTCAGTTCCGGCCCGATCATGAGTCCATCGAAAGAAGACGAAAACGTTCCGACTGTTTGCCCGATAGCGTTGGCGGCGGAAGCCTGGTTTCCAGGCATGGCCGCCTCCATTGACTGCGCGGCCTCATTGGCTGCCTGCTTCAAGGCACGCCCATACGTTTCGAGTGTGATCGCCCCTTGGTCGCGAAGGTCAGCGAGCTCGGCGGCCTGGTCGGCGAACCTTTCCTCGGGAGTCCGCACGGATTCCGTGATGGACTGACCGCGCCGGATGGCGTCTTCTCGATCCTTGGCAGCCTGCTGGGCGGACTTGTCCTGCGCGTTTTGCAGTGCCGCCATCTGCTGATTGGCCTCGATTTCAGACTTGTCGAGCATCCGGCGGATGTTGACGATGGCCTTTTCCGTCTCCTGCTCCATGCCCGCATCTTGCTTGGGCAGCGGCTTGCCCATCAGGCCAGTCATTTCCAGCCAACCGTCACTCGCCTTTTTGAACTCCGGCGACAGGTTGCGGGCGGCGACAATCGCAGCACCAATTGCGCCAGCAATCAGGCCGACCGTGAGCATTACGGGGTTCGCCGCCAGCAACGACATCGCTCCGATTACGCCGCGGATCAGCATCGGGATCGTGCCGAGGGCAGTGCCCATCAGCGTGATCGACTTGCCGACAAGGACTACCGCCGTGCTGATACCAAGGAGCGACAGGGCAACATTCAGGGACAACTTCGATAGCACTGGAAACTGCTGAACGATCCCTGAAACGGCATCCAGGATCAGCGAAAACAGCTCGCGAGTGCTTGCCGTTGCAGGCCCGAGCGAAGTAATCCAGGCATTCGCCAGCCGCTCCACTGCCCCCTGGAGCGATTCAAACATCCCGCTAAGACCGCTCATCACGATCTCGTACTTCTCGGCGACGCTCTTGGATTGTCCCATCTCCTCCTTGAGCCGCCGGAACCCATCGACACCGACGCTCGAAAATGTGCTGATCGCCTTGATTCCGCGGTCGCCGAATATCTTTGCCGAAGCCTCCTGGACCTGCATCTGATCGCGGCCAGCCGTTGCGTTTGCGAACACTGCCGCGATCTGGTCGGGCGGCAGGATGTTGCCGGTCGCGGAATCACGGAAACTTCGCATCGACAGCCCGAGCGACTCAAACGCGCCCTTCGCCTCTTCCGCCGGCGCGATCAGGCGTTGCAAGAAAACCTTGTAGGCAGTGCCAGCCTCCTCGACGTTCATTCCCTTCGACAATGCGGCGAGCGCGACCGTCGTGTCGGAAAGCGTCAGGCCGAGCTGTGCGGCGTAAGGGGCGACATCGCCGAACGCGGCAAACAGTCCGGCCACGCTCGTTTCAGTCGTATCGGCAGTTGCGGAAATCGTGTCCGCGACTTCACGAAACGAAACGCCAAAACTGTTCGCCGCCTTGTTCATCTGCTCCGACACGACGTCCATGCCAAGCTCAGGAGCCATCTTCGCGAATTGCACGGCTGTCTCGAGTGCGCCGGACATGAGGGAGTCGAAACTGACGCCGGCCTTTGCCAGCGACTGAAACGCCATGCCGACCTTGGTCGGGGTCGTCTGCAATTCGGCGGACAACCGCAACACCTTCTCGCGTGCGGCGTCGAGTTGTGCTCCGGTGAGGGTGGTCGCTGCCCGCAGCCCCAGCATCGTGTCCTCAAACTGGGCGGCCGTCCTTGCGGCCAGCACCATCGGGGCGGCCATTGCGGCACCCCCAAGCCCCATTGTCGAGCCAAACGAGCTCATCGAAGAGCCGATGGCCTTCATCCGATTCTGGACCCGCGTCATCGCCTGCTGGAACGCGCCGTCCTTGGCGAAGATCTCGATGTAGGCACCGCCGGCCCGGACTGCTCCAGCACTAGCCGCCATGCTTCACCTCCGCGGGCTTGCTCCGCCGCATGGCGAGGCCGAGGGCCGCGAGCACGTCCGGCGTGGCCTCCGGGATCTCTGGCTCGGGGAGGTACGGGTGGTAGGTCGCCAGCGTCGGCGGGCTGCCCTTGTCAGGGTCGGAGTGGATGCTGGCGAGGAGCGTCATGAGCGAGGCCGTGTGATTCCAGTTTTCGTTCGACCGTCCCCACGCCATCCAATCAAGTTCGCGGAGCGTGTATCCCCACGGGTCTACGCCGCACTGGCCGGCGAGCTCGAAGCAGAGCTCGTAAGGGTCTGGCGGATCACAGCCTCCGCATCCATCTGCTCGATCTGCTTTTCGACCACGGCGAGGGTTTCGACGCGAACCTTTTCGACCGCCGCCTTGTACCGCTCCGTCACCTTCTTCAGCAGCCCCTTCCGGGGCTCCGGGAAAAAATCGGAAAGTTCCGCCAGCAGCGCCTCCGCGGCTCCCTCGATCACCGTGCCGTCGATGCCGGCCAGGAAATCGTCGAGCGTCTTGCCGGCCGCCTCCGCCTGCGGCCGGATGGTTGAGAACAGCACCTCGCAAAACTTCACGTCGTCCGCGAAGAACGACCCGATCTTCTCGGCGCTGGCGAACAGGTCCGTCAGCCGCAGCCCGGTGTCGTCCTGGACACGCTTGATGGTGCCGACGTTCACCGTCACCTGCCATTCCGTGCCGTCGGTGGTTTTGAAGGTTTTCATGGGGGTCCGTAGGTCCAGAGCTTCAGAGTCACTTCCCAGGCCAGCACGCCGGCGATGGGCTGCTTGACGGCGATGTTCACCGGCACAAAGTCGGCTTGTCCGACGTTGCTGATCCCGAGCGTCAACGGATCAGGCGGGTGCCGGTTGAACTTCGCCGCGAAATCGTCGTAGTTCTCTTTCCAGTAGATGAGCACCTTGACGGTCGCGTCGGCCGCGAGCGGCAGGGTTGACTTCCAGCCGTGCCACCACGACGTGACGTCGTGCGTGGACATGGCCATGTCGATGTCGAGTTCCCGGACGCCTTCCAGGACCGTGCCGTCAAGCGTGAGCACCTGGTCGCGGCCGAGCTTTACCTTAGCCACGCGGACCAGCGATCACGCCGCCTCCGGCTCGGTCACTCCGTACTTCACCGTGTACTCGACCTTGCCCTTCATGTTGGGCTTTTCTTGGATGTCGAGGATCACGGCGTTGAGCGTGCTCGGCAGGCCGGCAATGTCCATCGCCCCCTCGTCACCGACGGCGCCAGTCACGTGCGTGCAGTTCACGTCGATCGAGATGTCGATGATGCCGGCCATGTGGACCAGCTCGGTGATCGCCGTCGACTTGAACACCGTGACGTCCAGGTCGGCCGCCGACACGCTGACCGTGGAGTCGATGATGTCGTCGTTTTCCACGCCCGGGAGGACGTTGATGCAGTCGCGGCCGAGCTTGTAGGTGGTCGTTGCGGCGGGCATGAAAACTCCTTGTTACGAGCGGTAGTCGCTGGGGCCGACCGTGACCTGATTGGCGGTCTCGCTCGCCACGCCGGGCTTCATCGTGACCTTGTACGTGACCACGCCCTCCTGCGGCTCCTCACGGTTGGCGGTCAGGCAGATCACGTCCTTGGCCGTGCCACCGTTGACGACGAGCGAATAGCTCTGCCCGATCACCATCGAGGTCGTCGCGGTGGCGAGCACCGTGCCCTCGAACGTGTAGTCGGGGATGCCGCCCTTGACCTTCTTGATCGGCTTCGCGCCGGATCGCGTGGTGGTGTCGATGCCCTCGGCGGACCGTGCGACCGTGAGGTCGGACACGCCTACCAGGCCGGAAAGAGTCCAGTCTTTGCCGAGGTTGATCGTGGCTGCCATCTGGCCCTCTCGCCGGTGTCCGGGCGGCCTTTGCCGCACCTGAACATCAGTCTACCGGTGGCCTGTGGTGTCAGAGCCCGCCGACCTTGAAGCGGTTGGCGAACTCCTTGGCAATCCGCCCGGAGGCGATGGCGTTCTTCATCGCGGGCCGCATGTACGGCCGCTCGGGGTAGGGGAACGTCTCCTGGAACCGCGTTCGCTCCCAGCGGTCCTTGCGCTTCGGCTCGCGGCCGATCCTCCAGTATCCGATGATGCCGCTGCGGTAGGACCGCGGCCACCGCGGGATCCACGCCCAGCCCTGCATCTGCTCGCGGCCGCCGAACTCGTGGAGGCTCGCGAGCCAGGCCGCCGACGGCGACCCCTGCCCGACCACCACCGATTCGCTGATCGGATCGAAGGCGAACACGATGCCAGGCTTGTCGCGGAGGTTGCCGCGGTGGGTGTGCGGCGGCGTTCCGGGTGCCGACGGGGCCTTGGCCTGGATCTCCAGGAGCCGCCGCCGCAGCTGGTTGGCCTGCCGCCGGTTGCCGCTGGCCTCGCTCATCCCGATCAGGTCGCGGATCGACTGGTCGGGGTTTTCCGTCATCACCTTGAGCTTCGGCCGGGCCATGCCCATCCGCTTGATCGACCGCCGGGCGAGCTGCATGACCACCGAGCCCGACCGGTAGAGGGCCTTGTGGGTCATCTTCGACAGGGTGTTTTTCACCACCGCCCGGTCGAAGAAGTAGTTGTAGTTGATGCCGGCAGGGATGCCGGGAAACGCGGACGAAATGCCCGCCGTGGAATTGCTGAACGGGATCAGGGCGGGGGACCGCGGGATCAGAGCCATGGCCTACCTCACGGTGCGGGCGGCGGCGCGAGCTTGTTCATCCCGACCATGTAGGTCACTTCGATCTGCGACAGGAACACGTTTCGTTCCTGGAGCGCCTCCACGTCGTAGGGCACCGGCTGGCCGATGTCGAGCCAGTCGGCTGCCTCCAGGTCGTCGAGCGGGAGCAGCTCGCTGCGGATCGCGTCCATGATCGCCTGGTTCAGATCCTCGAGGTCTTGGATCTCCTGCTCGCTGCCGACATGCTTGGCGATCACGATGCCGACCGTGAGCTCGAAGAAGTCGGCCCCCCGCGGTGCCTGTTGCCGCTGGTTGATCTGCACCGGCCCGGGCACGACCGACACCTTCAGCGTGCCCAGGTCGGTGAGGTCGTAGTCCGGCTTCCGCCGCCAGGCGGCTTCGATGGTCGAGAGCGTGCCCGGCCAGGAGTAGCCCGACAGGGCCTCCGCGAGCTTCTGCCCAACGAGCCGCTGGATGTGTGGGTCGGCTGGCATGATCTACCTCGTGTTCGCCCCCGCCACCCACCTCGGCGTATACGGGCACAGCACACACCGCCGTCCGCAGCAGCGGCCGTAGGCCAGGAGCACGGCGGCGGGGGTTGGGGTGGTCATTGGATGGATGGATCCGGCGGCAGGAGCGCCACGGCCTCGTCCCACGGGATCACCGCGACGCTCGCCAGGAGCGTCGCCTGGTCGGCGGCCTGCCACATGGCGTGGAGCAGACCGCCTGGCATGACCTCGGTGAGGATGTCGGCGCAGAGCATGAGTCGCCCGTCCGTCAGCATCCGCGGCATCGGCACGCAGTTGGGCGTGCCGTACTGGGCGTGGAGTTGCGCGAGGCGGCCCGCGAGTTGCGGCGCGAACACCAGCGCCAGCGCCTTTGCGTCGGCGTCACTGATCGGGAGCGTGAGGTCTGCGAGCGTCATAGCCCTCTACCCAGCGCTGCCTGAAAAGCGGCCCACGCTGAATGAAATGCGGCTGCCTGCGGCTGCGTCATGCCTGCCCCGAATGAGTAGCCGCACGAGCGATACGGAAAATATGTTCCGCCGCCACTCATAACTTCGATAGCGGTGCTGGATAAAACGGTCGTAGAACTATTCGTGGACGAAGTAGCCACAGATGAGCCGTTGTAGTAAAGACGAACATCCGTATGCGATGTGCGCGCGGCAATAAATGAACCAGCAGACTCTATTGCGTAATTCGTGCCGACGGTGTTTGTGTTGTTGCCGACGCGCGCTACGACGCCACCGCCGGCCGACGTTCGCACATCTAGCGTGTAGTGGTCATTTGTCGGCCCAAAGCATCCGATCGCGCGCCAATTCTGCGCGACCGTTCCGCCTCTCCACCAAAACGCATGGTGCGTACTGGATACAGACGGGAAATGCTGCGTTTGAAATCCAGGCGACAGCGATTTGCTTGTTGTGTTGCCGAGAAGGCCACCATTAGCGCCAGTTTCAACGTAGTCCGTGCTGACAAAGTTGTTGTTTGTGTCGGTGGTGTTCCCGTATTGCGTCCCGCCCAGCGACTGACTTCTGAAAATGGGGACCAGTGCGGCCGAAAGTGAATTTCCGCAGAAGAGATTCAAACGGAAAAAACGGTCGCGGATCGCCGCGCGGTCGATCGCGTCACAGAACCTCGATACTGCCCGCAGCGTGGCCTGCGAAACCGCCCCGCCGTTCGCCGCCACTCTCCGCGCCCAATCGAGCGCGTCGTGATGGACGCGGGGCCGTGCCGACGCGATGAGGCGCAGGCTCACAGAATCCTCCACCGCGAGATCGCGCTGGAGTAAGTGAGCGTCACGGAGCCGCCGTCAGCCAGGAGGATAACGTCCGCGTTCGTGACCGAGCGGAACCGATTCGCCGCCGTGCTCGATGCCGACTCATGCTTGAGCGTGATCGCCGCCCCGCCGCTGGCGTTCGTGTTGATGACCAGCCGCATGGCCCCGTCCACCGTCCCGGCCACGAGCCCGGTGAGGTCGATGGCGGTCGAGCTCGACAACCGGATGATGTCGCACACCCCAGGGGCGTAGTCGTTTTGGCTGGCCGACAGGCTGGACGGCGTGACGATCACCGGCGCGATCGCGTCGGCCTGGCCGGTCTGGTGGGTGGACGCATGGCTGGTCGGCGTGCGGGCGTTGGACAGCCGCGAGTCGTTGCCTTCACACACCGTCCCGGCCGTCGTTCCGTAGGCCACGCCGAGGTTCGTGCGAGCCGCAGATGCCGAGGTCGCTCCGGTGCCGCCGTAATCGACAGCGACGGCCGTGGCTTGCCAAGTCCCAGTGGTCACAACCCCAGTCGAACTCACCTCGAACAGCGTCGTCGCGCCAATGCCCAAGACAGCGAGTCGCCCAGTAGTGGCCGTCACGCCGCCAGCACCAGCCGCCATCGTTCCCGCGCTCACGCTGCCGAACGACACGGTTTGGTTGCTCGCGATTTTCTCCGCGGTCACAGCCCCGTCCGCGAGCTTGGCCGTCGTGACGCTGCCGTCGGTTGGCGCACGCTGGTCCGTCAGCCGCGAGTCGTTCCCCGCCGCGACCGTCCCGGCCGTCGTGCCGACGTTGAGCGTGGCGGCCCCGCCGAGGCCAGACACGTCCGCCGCCGCCAGCGTCACCGCGCCGGTCCGCCCCGCCACGCTCTGCACCGGGGCAGCCGCCGCGGCCCGGCCCGTCGTGTGGTAGAGGTTCGTCGTGCCCTCCGGCACGGCATCGGTCGAGCCCGGGGCCGCCGAAATCTCGATGTACTGGGATCCGCTCCAGCGGAACACCTTCCCGTTGTCGATCGTGACGTAGATCTTCCCCGTCTCACCCGTGGCCGGACGGGCCGCGGCGTTGGCGTACTCGAGCACGTCGTCCACGAAGCTCGGCAGCTGCGAGGCCTGGACCTTGCCGTTCCCGTCCAGTTCAACCTTCTGATCGAGGGCCGCCTGGAGGCCGACCGTGTCGGCGATGAAGTGGTTGTGGGCCTGCGGCGGAAACGTCGTTGGCTTGCCGGTGATGCCGGACCACGAGACGTTCGCCCCTTCGGCGAGCGTCACGGTCACCGCACCTCCGGCCGTCACGCTCACGCCGGTGCTGCCGGCCACCGATACCACAATGTCGCTCATTCGATGCCCTTCGTCAGAGGATGGCCGGTATCAGGTCGGTGTTTCGCTTGATCGGGGACAGGTCGGTGCCCTTTGCCACCCCGTATTCTACCAGTGCTTGCTGTATGCCAGCCCCGCCGTCGGCCGTGACCACGGTGGACGCCGCCGATTGAATCAGGAGGGTCTGGACTCCGGCGGAGTAGGCGATGGGGTCGCCTCCGGGGCCTCCGACGAGGTTTCCTCCGGCGACTCGGGCGATGTAGTTGCCAGCGGCAAAACGAAGTTGCCAGTTCCCCAGTAGTTCGCAGGTGAGGCCGACCTGAACCCCTTGGCCGAGGGCAACGAGTCCCGATCCTCTGGCGATCCGCTCATAGATCACACCCTCCTCGCTTGCCTGGGCCAACTTGCACGCCAGGTACAGGTCGGCGCAGTCCACGTCCGAGACGCCCGAGGCGACGTCGATGACCGACGAGGCGAAATTGAACGTGTAGGAGCCGGATGAAAACGGCATGGATCACACATCGGAGTTACGCGAGGCATTGACCGAGGCACCGGCAGACGTCACCGACAGGAGCGTCGAGAACGGAATGATGGGCGACAGGCCCGATCCGTTTCGCACATCCACGCGAGCCGAGAAGTTTGCACTGTAGATGAACGTCACGCTCTCGGAAGCAGATGCGGCGACCCGGTCAACGTAGGGCACGAACACGTCGTCGGCCGTCACGATGTTGCCAGCGAGCGCAGGCGACAGACCCGAGAAGGTCTTCGTGCCGGCGTTGAACGCCGAGTAGGTGTACCGCAGTCCCTTGATGCGGATCACGCCGCTCGACGGCGTGTCGGTCTTGATCGACTCGACCACCGTGAGCGCCGTGGCCCCGGCACTCGCCGCGACGGGTGTGTATTCGTCGCGGAGGATGCCGCCGCTGCCGTTCTCGCGGGCGACCAGCACGCGGTCGCCGCTCACGAGGTTGCCCACCGTCACGCCGATCAGCGTCGGGGGCGTCTGCGTCGTGCCGTCGTCGGCCACGAGCTGGTAGCGGGTGGACTCGCCCGCCAGGACGCCGGTCACGAACCAGCCACGCGCGGCGAAGAACGTACCACCGGCAAACGCGCCGAAGGGAGCCGACGGGATCTCCGTGTAGCCCGAGTTGAGGACGCGATACCGCCAGCCGGGGATGCTGTTGAGCGTCGTGGTCGAACCCTCGCGGGTGACATACTGGAGGTACTGGTACGCCTCCTGGAGCGTGCAGCCGTTCGAGAGCGTGATCGTGCCGCGGTAGAGCTTGGAGCCGTTGCCGTTGCCGAGGTCTTGATTCGTGTCGCCGAAGGTCACCGCGACCTTCGTCGAGAGGGCCGCCGCCTGGACCTCGGTCAGCACGACGTTACTATCGACGGCGGTCGAGAGAGCCGCGTTGCTCTCGCCACCCGCGCTGAGATTCACGTCGAAGTGGGAATAGGTTTGCCCCCACTTCCGCGAGAAGGCCGTCACGTTGCCGGAGTCGATGAGCGAGCCGGCCGACCGTACCTTCACCAAAATCTGAACGTGGCCGTCGGCCCAGAACTTCGTCAACTTGTTCCCGTCCTGGACGACGTAGATCGGCGACGCGGCGACGATTCCACCGATCGTCTTCAAGCCACTGTATTGGACGTTGCCGCCGTCCTGCTTCACCGAGCCGAAGTTCACATACTGGGCGGCGTCATCGTCGAGGTTGAATGCGACCGAGCCGCTGGTGAGCAGATTGAGCCTTGATGCCACGGCCACGTCTCGCGGGCCGTCGAGGCGGGACGGATTCGGCGCCAGGATGTCCACGAGGTCGTTGGACGTTGCCGCCGCATCGTCGGCCAGGTCTTGCAGCCAGGCGTGCAGGTCGAGCACGGAGTAGACCGTGGTGCCGCTCGTGTGGCGGATCGCACCGACTGCGGAGATCGAAAAGTCGTCTTGGATGGGCATGGCTTAGTCCTGCTCTTGGAGGGCTGTCACTGTGGTCGTGGTTCCGGTAGCGATCGAGACTTGCGTGACCCACGGTCGGTAGGTCGTGGCACCGCTGGCGTTTCGGGCCTCCACGCGAACCGCTCCGGTGTAGGCCATGTCGAGCGTCAGTGAGGTTCCGGCGGTCGAGTCCTGCGCCAGTAGCGCCCCAGTGTCCAACCGCGTCACCTTCACGCGGCTGCCCGCGACAAGGCCCGACACCGTGAGCAGCGCCCCGGGCAGCGGGTACTCGCGCTGCTGGTCGGTTGCGGTGGTCGTCGTGGCGATGGTGATGTAGGTCAGGAGGTTCGTGGCGGATGCCGCGTTCACCGTAGCCCGCACGCGGAGCTTCACGCCGACGGCAGGGTTCACGCTCACGCTCGCGAGGTTCGCGCCGGTCAAGGCCGTCCATGTACCGTTCCAGCCGCTTCCGGTGTCCGCCTGAAACTGGAGCGTGTGGTTGGCGGTGCTCGTGCCGGTGATCGTGGGGGCCGTGTTGGCGAACCCCGTGACCCCCAGGGCGAAGTACGGCATCTCCCAAATTACTGAATCAGTTAGCAGCTTCATCGCTACGTTCCCCGATGCAGTAAAGCCGGAGCCGACGCCGAGAGATGCAGTGCATTGAGCGAGAGACTCAGCGGTTGGTTCGTTACATGCGAGCAGGATGAACCCAGCAGTTGTCGAGGTCCATCCATCCATCCAGTGCGTCCCATAAACGTAAAATTGACCTGTGGTCGTCGGCGTGTAGCGCCCGCCTCGCAGTGTAGAGTTTTGGCAGGTGTTGATTTGCACGTCCGCCGCATCACCCCAACAGTTGTACGCCTCGAAACCAACCGCGGGCGATGCCGGACTGACCATCGCTAGCCTGAGATTTGTGCCGTAACAGCGTCGCATGACCACACCCAGGCAGGTTGAGAGTAGCGCTAGGTATGCGCACTGGTTCGCACTGCCACCGTCGTAAGGGGTCGAGGACGTGCCTATATTTTTGATCTCGATGTTGTTTCCGCTCGGGATGTTTACTATTCCGTTATACGGGTGCGCGTTCGCAATGCTGTCAAAATTACTGAAGCCATCAACCGTCACCGTGTCCGAGCCGCCTGTGATTGTTACGCCGAAGTGCGCGTCAGTTTGCGTTGTACCTATTGACCTGCTCGCATATTTAGTGCCGATAACCTTGACTCGCGTGCATGGAGTTAACGTGAACCCGATTCCACCAATGGCAACGCAGTCAGTGAACGTGGAGTCCACCAGTCGAGTGGCCTGTATCGCACGAGCCGATGCACCGGGGGCATTGGTTCCGGTCGTTCCAAACGAAATGCACTTCAGCCCAGTAACCGTGTATTTCGCGACGTCTGTTATTGCGAAAGCCACAGAGTTGACCGCATTGTTGGCGATATACACATCTTCTACAGTGGTCCCTGCGTAACTGTTTAGGATTGAGAATGGGGATGCACCCGCCATATCAACCACGAGCCCGACGCCTACGTTCCGAAACACAGCGGTGGCGGTAATCGTATTGAATGACGTTGCTCCGGCAATGCCTGTATTTTGTATGCTGACCGAGTAGGTGGAACTTCCGGCGACGTTCCATCCGCACGAGGCGTAGTTGATATTTAGAGACCCCCCCGGAGTTTGGTATCCGAAGCGAAAGGTCATGCTGCTGGGCGCGATATTCACGGCGTAATTACCGGGTTCGGCGCTCGAAAGTATGACATTCGGAATACGAACTTTACATCCCGTTGGCGGTTTCAAGCCTGCATTGTTTGCCCCACGTGCTGCGATTGTTATGACGCCGGTTGAGCCGTCGCAGTTGAAAAACATTCCTCGTTTATCGCTTGTTGCGACGGCGCCGTCCGTCCATCTCGTGTGGGCGTTGAGCCAGATTTCGTAGACGCCAGAACCAGCAGAATTCTCAATCCAAATCGCTGGGCAAATATCAGACACAGGGTATTGAAAAGTCTGGTTGTCGTTTCCGTTTGTGGTGCCGAGTTCGTACCAGTCGCCGGTGATCGAGTGCGTACCTAGTCGTGGAATGGACAGGCGGGAACCTGCTGCCGTCAACGAACCTCGACCGACAACGTGAATCCATGACCGCCTGCCTGCGCTGCTCGCCGTGACCGTCGCCCCGCCGGGCAGCGTGATGGTTTCGCCGGCCTGGAAACTGCCTGACCTGGAGCGGAGTTTGATGTAGCCCGTCGCAGGCATCGCACCGCCCGCTGCGGCAGGAGTGAGCGAGCCGGTCGCCCACACTCGCGTCAGTTCGCCCGTTGCGCCGCTGGTTCCGCCCGTGACGCCGTTTGAGCCGAGGGCGGCCTGCGTCGGCACGTTTCCGGTCGATGCCGAAAATGGCACCTCCCACACCTGCGTCCCGTCAATCAAAAACGATCCGCCCAGCGACGACGAGATTGTCACTGCGCCAAACACGGCGGCCTGCTGGTTCCATCGCACATCTGCACTTACCGTGACGCTGCCGCCGTTGATCGTGATCGACTCGCCGTCGAGGAGGCCCGAGATCGAGGCCGCGTCGTAGTTGACGGTCGTGGTGACTGTCTGGCTAGCCATACGCCACCCCCGTCAGGGTTTCGCCGCTGTAGGTCAGCGTCTTCGTGGTCGCGATGCCAGACGGCAGCGCCCCCGAGAGGACGATCGACGCGAGCCGGCCTGCCGTGCGGTTGAGCGTCTTGACGATCGACCCGCCGGGCGTGGCGTAGGTGATGCTCGCCAGCTCGCCAGCCGCGTAGGCGAGCGTGGCGGGGTAGGCCCCGAGGTTCTTGGCGACCGTCTCCCAGGTCTCGGCCGCGGCCTCGCCCGTGGTAGGCGGTGCCACCGTGATCACGACCGTCTCGCCGTGATCGGCGATGGCGACCGCTACGGCGTCGGCGTCCGGCAGCACGGCCAGGGCGATGGTCTCCGCGGCCTCGACCACGGCCAGGGTCGCGACGTCGCCTGCAGCGGCCACCACCAGCGACACCGTTTCGGTCGTGCCTCCCACGGACAGGCCGACGGTCTCTCCGCCGCCGACGACCAGCCCGACGTCCTCGACCGTTTCCGCAACAGAGATCGAGACGTCGTCGATCACGTGCTCACGTCCGCGAGCACCCGCATCCGGCCGGCCACGTAGGTCCGCACACGGCCGTCGGGGTAGGTGAATTGGATGTCGTAGCGGTACGGACCGGGCTCGCGTGGCACCGAGAAGCCGCCCAGATCAAAGATCCCGCCGGCGGCGTTCACGACAGTGAGGCCGCTGCCGATCGCCAGTTTGAGCACGACAGGCCCGCCACCTTCGCCACGCGCGAACCAGCACGCGATCGCCACGCCGGTCAGGTTCTCCGGCGACGTGACGCCGCCGACGGTGCGCGTCACCGTGAACCTGCGGTTGGCGACCGTGTCGCCGGCCGTCTGGTCGGGGAAGTCGTACTTTGCCGGCGTCATGGCTTCACCGCCCGGACGGTGCCGGCCAGGATCGTCCGCGTCACGCTGCCGGGGGCCGGCGACACCCAACGGAAGAACCACCGCATCCGAGCCGCCGTCAGCACGGCCGTCTGGGTTTCGGTGAGCAGGAAGGCCACGGTGCTGGTCGTGACGCCGCCCACCGTGGCGGTGGTCATGTTCACCGACGGGGCCGTGAGTTCCGTGCCGGTGGCGTCGTTGTAGATCGACGCCTGGAGCGTGTAGCCGGTGAGGTTGGTGTTGAATGTGGCGGAAAACGGAAACTCGTCGCCGCGCACGAGCGACAGGTTCAGTTCGCCGGGAAGCTGCTCGAACACGGCCATCGGTCACGCCCTCGGATATTTGTCGGTTTCCAACGTGTGAATCCGGCGGACGCCCTGATTGCGGTCCACCCACTTCCACGCCTGTTGCATCCCCTGCGGGACGATCACCTGATACGTCCGCTCGACGCCGTTCTCCACCACCACGATCCGATCGCCGCGAACCGGGTCCGCCGCGTAGTCGGCGAAGCCGATGATGAAATCCCGCGTCTCGATCCGCACCACCTGCCCGGTCGAGTCGATCCCCTCCCATCTCCCGATGGTCGGCGTGGCCCGGCACGTGACCGGATGGCTGGCACCGACCGGGAAGTAGGACACTGCCGCCGAGAGATGCTCACGACGCTGCTGCTCAAACCAGCCGCCAGCCTTCGCGAGCATGTCCTGCACTGCACTGCCCTCCGGCCATGGCCGGGGGCGGGCTGCGATTCACGCGGCCCGCCCCGCGGCCTGGATCAAGACTTCATCAACTTGACGTCGACCGTCGCATCGCCAGCGGCGGCCGAGGCGACCGCGTAGCCAGCCAGCACGTTGCTGCCCACGGTGCTGGTGAAGACGCTGTTCGTCGCGTCCCAGTACACCTTGACGTAGGCGTTGATCGCCTGGTTGGAGGTCTTCGGGTGCCGCACGACACCATCGACGAACAGGCTGCCCTTCTCGTTGGCCGCCAGGGCCACCGGCACCACGCCGACACCCACGCTGCCCATCACGACCACCGCACCGGCGGCCACCGCGGCCGTCGGGGTGTAGTCGATCGCCTCGCCCCTCTGCACGAACGTCGCCATGTTTGTTTCTCGCTTTCTGTGATCTGGAAGGAACTTGAGTCGTCACCCCGGGGCCGGGCTTGGGCTCCCGGCCCCGGGCACGATTTGCACTGTCAGGGTCAGGCCGTGGCCATCCGGTAGCAGCTCTTCGGCTCGCCCTTGGCGACACCGAAGTCGAAGTACCCGCGGACCTGGATGCCGAGCGTGTCGAAGTCCGCCTCGGCCTGCTCCACGACGGGGTTGCGGTTGCCGTTGAGGAACAGCACCTCCATCGCGTTCAGGTCGCCCGGGTTCGCCACGAGCCACCAGGTGCTCGCGCTCGACAGGTAGACCGACGACACGACCTGATAACGACCGGCCAGCACGTTCGTGCTGGGGGCCGCACCGCTCGTGCCGTGGATCAGGGCCGAGCCCATGAGCTCGGCACCCGCGATCTCCAGCTCCGGCGGGAGCAGCAGCATCGCCGGGGCCACAGACAGCGGGTTGCCGTCCGCGTCGGTGACCTTCCGGTAGGCCGACACGGCCGCCTTCAGGCTGGTCAGGCTGAGGGCGTTGCCAGCCCCGGCCGTGGCCCGCTCGAAGTAGGTGGCGTTAGACGCCTGGAACTCGGCCCAGAAGTTGGTGTTGAACCGGAGAGCCGCACCACGGCCGAGCCGGGTGGGCACCACGGTCAGAGCACCGAGGTCGTCGTTGATCAGGTCCCGACGGCTGATCGCGGAGATCCGGCCGTAGGACTTCGCACCGAACGAACGGGCCTCGTCGGTCGCTTCGGCCGACTTCAGCTCGCCGGCCGGGCCGACTTCCTCGAACGTGAACCCGCCGTTGACGCGCACGCCGGTCACCGCCTTGAAGTCGGAGACGGGGCGGATCATCGAGATCCGGTCCCACACCGACTCCACCGAGGTGTAGCCGTTGAGGAGGAACTTGCCGTAGGCCGTGCCGACGACGTTGGCGATCGAATGGGTGCTGGACCCGAACGATGCCTTCAGCACGTCGCGAAGGTTGCCGTCGGTGAGCTTGTAGGCATCACCCTGGTAGCCGTTCGCCTTCGCGGCCCGCAGGAGCATCTCCTGGAGGCCCATGTTCCGCCGCTTGTGGGCGGCTTCGAGCGTCCGCTCGCCGAACTGCTTGTCGACGCCGGGCAGGTTGCCGGCGAGGCAGATCGAGGCGACGAGCAGCTCGTCGGTCTCGGCCGGCTTGGCGACGACGTGAACCGCCGGAGCGGACGGGCGATCGGCACGAATGTCCGCGAGGGCTTCGGCCTTGACCTCCTTCCGGATCTGCTCGAGCAGCTCGGCCTTGATCGCACCCAGGTCCACGGAGGGAGCGGGCGGCGTCACGGCCTCGGGGGCCTTCGCTTCCACGGCGACCTTCGCCGTGGCTTCCGCCGAGGCCTTGACCTCGTCGGGCTTCTGGGTGGCGTGATCCGCCATGGGGAAACCTCCATCATTCGCTTCCGCAGCGATCGCGGCAGACGTAGCGGCGTCTGCTCCGAAAAGGACGATCGACACCTCGCGGAGCGTGCTGGCACGCACCACGCTGATCGGGCCGGCGAACTGGCGGCCGTTCACCTCGACGCTCTCGCCGGCGGCGATGTTCTCGATCCGGCCGACGTCGGCCCCGATCGACGCCTGGAACCGCCAGCCCTTGCGGGCCAGCGTCACGGCCTTCGCAACCTCTGGGCTCTCGCCGATGACCTCGGTGGCCACGGTCAGGTCCGTGCCGCTGTTCACGACATCCGACGCCTGGCCGACGGCGTGGTCGATGTCGTACTGGTGGCCGAGCATCACCGCGATCGGCTGGCTGGTCGTGTCCATGCCGGCCAGGTCCACGACGAGCGGCGTGCGGCTCCATGCCTGCCGGATGGCCCGGCCGGTGTAGCCCACGAGCGAGAACTTCGGGTTGCCGCTGCTCTGGCCGTCCGCGAGGATCGGGGCCTCGATGAGCGTTGCTTCGCCGCCGAACGTGATTTTCTGGCTCACTGGTTCGCCTCCTGGGGCTGGTCGGCCGGGGCCGGCTGCTGATCGGGCGTCGTGAGGTCGATGCCCAGTTCAGCCGCATACGCCTCCTCGGCGGCGATCTGGCGGAACACCTGCCGCCAGTCCTTGCCGCGGCGGGCACAGGCTTCCGACCGGCTCACGGTCTTGTTTTCCAGGCCGACGCTCTCGGCGTTGGCTTCCTTGAGCGGGTCGATGTGCTCATGGCCGTCCCAGCGCCACCGCCACGTCCACTGATCGCGGGGCGGGAGGCCGTCGGGGATCATGCCGTCCACCACGGCGGCCTCGTCGATCCACCGCTGGAGCAGCGGGTCGAGGATCACCCGCTCCACGTCCGCCCGTTCGGCGTTCATGTGCTGGCGATACACGAGGTAGTCGCCACGCATGGTGGAGTAGTTCGCCCCGGTCGCGTCCATCACCGCGACGATGTACGGCATCGACAGGGCGCGGCTGATCTGCATCAGAATCCGCCGCTCAAAGGCGTCGAACGTGCTGGTCGGGTGCTCGGCCCGCATCTGGGCAACGTCCCACCCCTCGGGAGCCGCCATTGCCATGCCACGCATGATCGGCAGCGTCTCGGCCAGCGGCAGGGCGGCAGCGGTGCCGCTCGCCGGCATCGTGGTCTTGAAGATCGCGGCGAAGTCGGCGGCCGTCTCCGCAGCGGTCACGACCGCGTACTGGTAGCGGCGGAGCATCGCGAACAGCTCGAGGGCCGGCACGACCTCGCCGACGCCGCGGTGCTGCCCGGGGCGGGTTGCGTGAAAGTAGTGGTGGACGTAGCGAGCATCTACCCACTTGCCGCCCAGCGTCACGCCGAAGTGCAGCGAGCCCGGGTGGTGGTCGAGGAGGAAGTATTCGGACGGGTTGCCGTCGGCATCGAACCGCACGCCGTCGACGGCACCGCCGAACTCAAACCGGCTTGCCGGGTCGGCGATCATGTCGGCCTCGACCAGCCGGAGATCGAGTTGCACGTTCCGCAGCCGGCGGTTGGTGGTCTGGATGCCGAAGCCGTCGCCGTCGATCGCCTTCACGCTGCGGAGCGTCCGGAGCTTCTTCGCCAGGTCGATCTCCTGGTGCCACTCGAAGACGTTCTCCTCCACGCGGGCGACGGCCGACTGATCGGCGTCCGGCCCGCAGTCGAGGAGCAGCGTCGGCCCCTTGCCGACCAGGTCGGTGGCCAGGGTCGCCACCATGCCAGCGAGGTAGCCGTTGTTCGCGGCCTCGTAGCGGGCACGGGAGCGGAGCGTCCGTCGCACCCACGGCGACAGGGCGGCGTCGGCCGCCATGTGGTCGGCCTGCGACCAGTGGTTCTTGTTGCCGGGCGTGGTCTGGGCGGCGTCGTACCGTGCCCGGATGAGGTTGGTGACGGCGTGCCGCTGCTTGGCGATTGTCGCCTCCAGCGACCGCCGGGACTGCCCGAGGAGGTTGCCGAACAGGCCCATCAGCCGGTCGCCCCTGGGGATTCGATGCGGGCCATCCGCAGACACGCGAACGGCGAGCCGGCGGCGGCGCGCGAGCGGATCACGAAGTCGGCGGCGGCCACCTGGCGATCGAGTTCATGCTGCTCGACCTCGCCGGCGTCGGTACGTGCCCGGCGCGGCTGCGCAAGATTCGCCGCGATCGCGTCGAGGATGTCTTCGTTGGCCACGGGCCGGCTCCGATGGTCGGGCGAGGGCTCGCCCTACCATCACTGTACCGGCGTTCACAGGTGTTCCCGGCCGTGGCTCACAGGAACTCGATGCCGGACAACTCGTCCGAGAGCGAGTCCAGTTCCGCGTAGAAGTCTTCCCACACTTGATCGACGTGCATGGTGGCGGTCTCCGGCGGAAGCGGACACCACCATTTTCAGACCGCGGCTACGTGTGTTTTCGGCCGTGGAATCGCACCGTCAGGTAGGTGCCGAGGAACGCTCCAGAGGCGAGCGGCACGAGGTAGATCGGGTTCTTGGAGTAGGTGATGACGCCGAAGGCCAGGAGCGAATAGAGCACGGACGAGATGCCGGCCGCGGCGAGGGCCTGCCGTCGCTCCACGCAGATGATGTAGCAAGCGTAGAGGATGTCCACCGCCACGTAGGTGAAGAAGATCACGGCGGCTGTCATGGGGGAGAAGTCGGTCATGGCGTTTGCTCCGGCACTGGTTCCCGTCACTTTCCGTCCACTCGCCGCTTCGCCGCCTTTCTCGGGCCGTTTCGCTCCGTTCGGCCGTGAAACGCATTTCCGCGCCGTGTTAGGCGGCGAAGATGCGGTCGAATACTGGTTAGGCGTCAAATCCATCGACCGGCAGATGCGTCCGCTGGAAGTGAACGCTCTCGCCGTAGTACCCGTTGCTCTCGCCCAGCCACCGCACAGCAACGTCGGCACCGTTCGCGGCCTTGAAGCGGTGCGTCGTCCAGGTAAACGAATCGAGGTACTTCGGCTTCTCGACATCATCAGGCCAGTTATCGCTCTCGGCGTCCTCGCTCGCCTCAATGATCGTCTGGCCGATCAAGTCGCACAGCATCCCCTTGGTGTCGTGGATTCGGACGTGCTCGCAGCAATCCTGCATGTGGTAGGCCCGGAATGCCTCTCCGTCCGTGCAGACGAAAAGCATCTCGTCGCCCTCCTTGTTAGTTTCGATCCGATCAATAGTCCTGCCGACCAGTAATGCCGGTGTGCATTCTTCTCGCATAAATCATCCTCCTGTGTTTTTGCCTAACCACGCGATGCAGCGGACCCGCGATGCCGTCTGCCGGAATGGTAAGTCAGCGGTCGCGGGCCGCTGATCGCTGGAGTTCTCACTTCGTCCGCTCCAGCAGGCCGTCAATCACCGCCGCGATCCTGCTGCAAGAATCGTCCTCGTCATGCGATGCGTAGATGTCCCTGACGGTTGCCAACACATCCCGCTCCGCGTCGGTGAGCCGCAGGCGCTCGATCTCTGACTCCAGTTGCGCGACCTGGATCGCGCCGCTGGCGACAGCGTGCCGCAGCCAGTCGGCGGCGTCAGCCATTGGTGCCTCTCGCTCCGCGTCGGTGAGCCGCAGCCGCTCCACCTCCGCGTGCGCCGCCTGGAGTCTCAGTCTCGCAATCTCGGCGTCACCACGCATGGAAACGATGTCTTTCATTTGAGGCAGGGCGGCAGGCCGGCCGCGGCATGGGCGTCCGCGGCCGGCCACCGCCAGCGGTCACCGATACCGGATCACCGCGAACCACTGCCGGCGAGCCGGCGAGTAGGCCACGCCTTCCTCGACGATCGGCCGACGGCCGAAGTAGCAGCAGTTCCGCCGAGCGGCATCGGGCGTCGAGCCGGAGCCGATGCCCTCGTACTGGCCGCACGACGAATGCACGAGCGTGCCACGTCGAGCGATCACGGTGGCGTGGTCCTGGGCGGAGATGACGACCGACCGCCGCGGGGCCACGATCACGTCCTGTGCGATCGCGGTGGTGCAGAGCAGGGCGGCCACGAGCGTAAGAAACTTCATGCTGGAGTCCTTTCAGCAAGGGTGAAACCGAACCACCCGCAGGCTCGCACGGATCCCGCAGCCGTCAACCGAGGCTATCGGCCGAGTTTCGCCAGCAATTCCGCCCGCCTGGCGGCCATCTGCTCCGCGGTGATGACGCGGGCCGGGGCCGCCGGCGCACCATCGGCACCGATCGCCGACACGCCGGAGTAGCTCGCCGCCACCGCCGCCCCGATCAGGCAGTCCCACAGGTGGTTATCCCTGCCGGGGATCAGCCGCCACTCGTCCACCACCCGCTGCCGGCTTTCCACGCGGACCGGCACCTCGCTCGACAGCTGCTCGGCCAGCATGTCGTGCTCGCCGGCGTGGATCGTCAGCCCTTGCGGGTCGCCGACCGGCAGTTTGACGCGGGCGGCCACGAACGTCTTCCAGGCGTTCGTGTCGTAGAGGATGTGCCGCTGCCGCTGGATGGTGCTGGTCCGCCAGTTGGCCCCGATCCGTTCGCCGCGGTCGGGGGCCTTGTCGCTGATCGTCTGCCCGCTGGCCCCCACGAAGCGGCCGTGCGTCGGCAGCACCCGCGGCCCCCACCGGGAGCGGCGGGCGAAGTCTCTGACCACGCCCTGCGACTGTGCCCAATTCGCATCGATGCACAACTGGCCAACGCGGAGGACGGCATCGTCCGTCTCGCGGGTGAACTCCCGCTCGAGCAGATCGCCGGCCAGGGCCTCGAGGCCTGCCAGGATCGCCGCCTCTACGTTTGCACCATGGGCGCGGGACAGCGTCTTCTTTGCATCGCGGAGGGTGAAGTAGGCCCGGCCCTGGTCCGGGTACGTTCCGTAGGCCACGACGTGCCCGCGGAACTGGTGGCCCCATGCCACGACGGCCCAGTAGAGCAGCTCCTTCTGGACGTCCACGAACGCCGTGAGCGTGTCGAGGCCGCGCGGCACGGTCCAGCGCGGGACGTTGATGATGCGGCTGGTCACGTCGGCCGGCTGGAGCCCGTCCGCCCTGGAGGCGTCTTCCAGGGGGTCATTCTGGAACTCGGCAGCAAACGCCGCCTCGCCGCGGTCGATGCGGAGGTTCCAGGCGTGTTGAATCGCCGACAACTCGTCGGCTTGTTTGCGGGCTGGCCAGCCGACCTTGGCTCCGGCGTCCATGGCCTCGCGGTGCTTGGCGTAGAACTCGTCGGCCGCGGCCGTGCCATGGCCGTCTCGTTGACCACGCCGCCGTAGTTCCGCGTACTCGTCCCACAGGGCGGTCGCGGTCGGCCACTGGTAGACCAGCCGGAAGCGGCGGCCTTGCCAGGCCGGGTGGCGCTCGCGGTCCAGGAGCCGGTCCGCCAGGTCGTCCGGGCAGATGACAGTCACGGTCGCCAGGCCGGCGATCTTCACGCCCGGCCCGGCCAAGCCAAGGATCGCCCCCTTGAGCACTGCTTCGCGGTTGGCCACCTGGGACGGGCTGCGGGCGGATTCGTCCGTCTGCGGATCGTCGATGAGCACGAGCGAGGGCCGGACCTTGCGTCCGTCCGCCGCCCGCTTCGCGGTCATGCCTCGGATCCGCCCGGTGATGCCGGCCACGCGGATGATGCCGCTGGATGCCGGCGAACCGGGGATCGTCGGGAATTGCACCTCGTTGGCCGTCCACTGGATGTGGGTCGGCTTGCCGTGGTACAGCTGCCCCTTCGCCCGCTGGTGAATCCGCTCCAGGGCCACGATCGGAAACACCGCCTCGGGGAAGTCCTCGAGGAGCAGCTCGTTGGTTTCGCACTCGACCTTGATGCTGTCCAGCATGGTCGAGGCGTGCCCTTCATCGCTGCCGATGATCGTGACGAACTCGCGGTAGCCGTAGAGCAAGGCCCAGAGCGCCGCCGCCTCCACGAGCGACGTTTTGCCGGAGCCGCGGGCCATGGCAAACGCCAGCAGCTCGCCGCGGATCACCGCGGCCTCCACCGCCGCGATCGTCTCCAGGTGGTCGTCGGACCATTCCAGGCAGAACGTCGCCGGCATGTAGGATTCGCAGAACGATCGGAACGATGCCCGCGCCGCGTCCTTGCGGGCCTGGTTCACGACTTTCGGCATCTCGCCGATATCGCGGCCGGACTCAGAAAGCTCGGACTGGCGGCGGGCGGCGCGGTCCTTGTGGGATTCGTAGGCGTTTCCTGGCGTGCCCAGCTTCTTGCGGGCCTGCCGGATTTCCTTCAGGTCACGCTCGAGCTGGCGTTCCTTCTCGCGAGCGCGTTTGAGGACGTTGTCGCCGCTCATTCATTGGCTCGTGTGGCCTTCTTGCCGGTCAGCGTTTCCCACCGCTTCACAATCACGTCGCAATACTGCGGGCTGATCTCCATGCCGTAGCACTTGCGGCCGAGTTGTTCGGCGGCGATCAGCGTGGTGCCGGTTCCGCAGAATGGATCCGCGACCGTTTTGGCTTCACGGCAAAGCGACTGCATGAACCAAGCCGGCAGCTCCAGCGGAAAGACCGCCCGGTGTTTGTCGGCTTGGTCGTTCTTACCTC